ACGACGGCTTGCTTGGTAAGAACCAGAACAATAATCACTGGAATCAGGACAAGCCGGACGGACGGCAGGTCTGCGTCCACGGCTTCATCGGCAAACTGGCTGACGGAAGCATCGCCACCTATCAGACCTTACCCTGGAATTATCGCGGGTGGCATTGCGGAAGTGGCACAAAAGGCTCCGGCAACGATACGCATATCGGCTTTGAAATCTGCGAGGACGGTCTGACCGATGCCTCATATTTTTCTGCCGTTTACAAGGAAGCCGTGGAGCTTTGCGTGTATCTCTGCAAGCAGTACAATCTCACTGAAAAGGATATTATCTGCCACTGTGAGGGTTACAAATTGGGCATCGCCAGCAATCACGGCGATGTTATGCATTGGTTTCCAAAGCACGGCAAGAGCATGGATACTATCCGTGCTGATGTAAAGGCTGGGCTGGCGGCAACGGAAGCACCCGCCCCCGTCACACTGACTGCGCCGAAGAAATACTACCGTGTGCAGGTCGGCGCGTATTCCGTTAAGGCAAACGCAGACGCCATGCTTAGCAAGGTCAAGGCGGCTGGCTTCACGGATGCCTTCATCAAGTACAGCGAGTAAACATATACGTAGTGATGCCTACTGGAGATTATCTCTCTGGTAGGCATTATTTTTTTGCTCATTTTTTGTACGATGGGCTTCTTTTTTTCCAGTGGGTAGTGAGGACAAAAGTTCTCGGACTGGAGGACAATCTCATGACAAATGAGCAAAGAGAACGCATCACTACCATGCGACAGGGTGGCATCGGATATATAAAGATTGCACAGGAGCTTGGGCTTTCCGAAAATACGGTAAAATCTTATTGTCGCAGGCAAAAAAGTGTTGTCACTAAGGAAGAAACCGCTCGGTGTGCGGAGTGCGGAAAACCTATTGATATCAGCACGCGCGGCGGTCGGCGCTTCTGCTCCGATACCTGCCGAATGAAATGGTGGAACAAGCATCCGAAAGCCGATATGCCGTACACGGCGAACTGCGCCTGCTGCGGTAAAGAAATACAAATGCGCCGCAAGGGCGAGCGCAAGTATTGTTCTCACCGCTGCTACATCGTTGCTCGTTATAAGGATGGTGGCGGGAATGACTGATTTTCAGAAAGTCCAAGCCTACCAGTCTGCTATGACACAGGCACAAATTATGCTCAAAAATGGCATCATCGGCAAGGATGACATTGTATCAATTGAGAACAAATTAGCCGAGAAATATGGGCTTGAAATCGGCAGTATATATCGCGAAATTGACTTGATAAATGTTGCTTTTAGAGCGAACATGGTGTAAGGCGAGGAGGTGATATTATGCCGAAAGTAGTAAGAAAAATGCCGCAGAAGCCGCGATTGGAGCAGCCAAAAAAGGTCGCCGCTTATGCTCGTGTTTCCACGGGTAAGGATGCGATGCTCCACTCGCTGTCCTCGCAGGTCAGCTATTACAGCAACCTGATACAGGGTCATACGGGCTGGTTGTATGTGGGCGTTTATTCTGATGAAGCACTAACCGGCACAAAGGACAGTCGCAGCGGTTTCCAAAACCTTCTCGCTGACTGTCGTGCCGGAAAAGTGAACTTGATACTGACCAAGTCCATCTCCCGTTTTGCTCGGAACACGGTAACACTACTGGAAACAGTCCGTGAACTGAAAGCTTTGGAGGTGGATATTTTTTTCGAGGAACAGAATATTTACACAATGAGCGCCGAGGGTGAGTTAATGCTTACCATACTCGCATCTTATGCACAGGAGGAAAGCCTGTCAGCAAGTGAAAATCAGAAATGGCGCGTCCGCAAGGGCTTTGAAAACGGCGAACTACTCAACTGGCGGTTTCTATTCGGATATAGCATATCTAAGGACGGTATTGAGATTGATACCGCCACTGCACCGATTGTTCGTGAGATATTTGTCCGCGTTATTGCCGGAGAAACCTTCGGAGCAATTAGCAAGAATTTGAACAGTCGAGGCGTGCCGGGTGCGCTCGGCGGCAAATGGTGCGCCCAGCGTATCCGCGAAACGGTCGGCAATGAAAAATATACGGGCAACGCCATGCTTCAAAAGCACTACCGAAATAATCATCTGGAAAAAAAGAAATGCCGCAACACTGGTGAGCTGCCGATGTTCTTCGCGGAGGAAACGCATCCCGCCATCATCGACAAGGATACCTTCAATGCGGCGCAGGTGGTTTTACAGAGAATGAAGGAAGCTGCCAAAGGCAGACCCCGCCCACAAAAAAGCGAGTTCACTGGTAAAATCTACTGCCCATTCTGCGGAAAAAACTACAAGCGAAACACCTGCAACGGTTCGGTTGGCTGGAACTGCTCCACTTTTCTCACCGAGGGTAATGCGTACTGCCACGGCAAAAAGATACCCGAAGCTACGCTACAAGCCGTGTGCGCCGAGGTGCTTGGGACGGAAACCTACAATTCGACAGTATTCGACACGCAGGTTGACCGCATCGAAGTGCCGGAAGATAATCATCTGCGTTTTGTTTTCAAGGATGGTAGCACAGTTGAGCGCACATGGGCAGACCGCTCACGGCGGGAAAGCTGGACATCGGAAATGAAGCAAGCGGCAGCCGAGCGAACACGCATCCAAAGGAGAAAAAAACAATGCCAAGAGTAACGACAATACCAGCGACAAAAAACAAGTTCACGGCGCTACCGACAGCATCCATAGCCAAACGACGCACAGCCGGATACGCTCGTGTTTCAACTGATAAGGACGAGCAGTTCACCAGCTACGAGGCGCAGGTCGACTATTATACCAAGTACATACAATCTCGTGAGGACTGGGAGTTCGTCACGGTCTACACCGACGAGGGCATTTCGGCTCTGAACACCAAGCACCGCGACGGCTTCAAGCAGATGGTCAAGGATGCGCTGGACGGCAAGATAGACCTTATCGTCACAAAATCGGTCAGCCGATTTGCGAGAAACACGGTTGACAGCCTTGTTACCATCCGCAAGCTGAAGGAAAAAGGTGTGGAGTGCTATTTCGAAAAAGAAAATATTTTTACCTTTGATGGCAAGGGCGAGCTGCTTCTTACCATTATGAGTTCTCTGGCACAGGAAGAAAGCCGCTCCATTTCGGAGAATGTCACATGGGGACAACGCAAGCGTTTCTCGGATGGCAAGGTCAGCGTCGGATACTCGCAATTTCTCGGTTTTGATAAGGGTGAGGACGGAAACCTCAAGGTAGTGCCGGAGCAAGCCGAAACGGTACGGCTCATCTATAAGATGTTCCTTGAGGGAAAAACCACACAGGGCATTGCTAAATACCTCATGGAACATGGCATTCTCAGCCCTGCCGGAAAGAAAACATGGCGGTCATCCACGGTTGCCAGCATCCTCACCAACGAAAAATATAAAGGCGATGCACTGCTCCAGAAACGGTTTACAGTTGACTTTTTAACGAAAGAACTGCGGGTAAATAACGGCGAGGTGCCACAATATTATGTGGAAGGTTCGCATGAAGCCATAATTGCCTCTGAGGAGTTTGAAGCGGTGCAGGAAGAAATGGCACGGCGCAAAGAACTCGGTAGAGCTTACAGCGATAAGGCTTTTCACAGCAAAATCATCTGTGGAGACTGTGGCGGTTTCTACGGCCGAAAGGTCTGGCATTCCACGGATGAATATAGAAGCGTGATATTCCAGTGCAATCAGAAATTCAAAAACATGAAAAGGTGCGCCACGCCCACGCTCACCGAGGACGAAATCAAACAACGTTTCCTTACTGCCTACAATAACTTGATGGGCAATCGCTCCACAGTGCTTGCTGACTGTGAGGTTATCCGGCAGACGCTCTGCGACACTACGGCACTTGATGCCGAAATGCAACAGGAACAGGATGAAATGGCGGTCGTGTCCGAGCTTATGCAGGCACATATAAAAAAGAATGCGTTCGTCGCCCAGTCGCAGGAAGCCTACGCACTGGAAACCGAACGCATTGAAAATCGCTATAACGTCGCTTTTGAACATTACACCGCACTCGAAACGGAAAAAGAAAAGCGGATGCGAAAAAGTAAGGAAATCAGCACTTTTATCACAACGTTGAAAAAGCAGCCGCTGACCGTGCCGGAATGGAACGAGCGGCTTTGGATTACGCTGCTCGACATCGCAATCGTTCAGCAGGATGGCAGTATCATGTTTCGGTTCAAGAGCGGAAAGGAAATAATCGCATGAGTAAACTTTTATAATTTTAACACTCCACAGTAATGTGGGGTGTTTTTACGTTCATTAGTCAATACTAAATTAGTACATTAGTATTGACTAATGTACTAATTATGAAGTGTAATGAGCGAGGATAAATATATGGAGGCGTACTTCTTATGAAAAAGGATGTAACATTTAACATCGATTCGGACGTATATGAAAAATATTGCCTGACATTAACTCTCTCAAGAGAAGAAGAGAATGATGCCATCGAAACCTATATGCGCACATACATATGAAAACCGACATCACTCTGCATAATGGTGACAGGTGAACTCATTACACCAGTGCGATAAGTCTATCAAAATGTTCAGTTTTTATTTGCGTCTATCGAATTGAAGCAAGACATTGCCCTTTTATCTCCATCGACTTTATACAGTGAAGCCTCTGTAACACTTCTTTCACCGGAAGTCATAACATTGGGCCCCGTGCTTGCGGAACAGGCATCCGGAGCCATTGCGGGGTTTTTACCTTTGGGCCAGAGCCTGTTGCTTGTATGGCCCCATCTCACCGGATTGATAGCGGCCACTCTCGTAATCTTTGCCGTCACATACACTTTGTTTTTACGCCAGGAGGTCCGGGCATGATACGGGAAACCCGCGTATATATAATTATCCTTAAAGAGTTTTTACCAGACTTTTTGAGGGGCAGTCGGAATTCAGAAGTCAGAATAAAAGTCTAAAAACACCCCGGGTTGAGCGCCGGCTGGTCAGCGGCGATAAGCTGCCTTTCAAGGGAGAGGATCTCACTCTGGAAGTTATGGAGTATGATGGGACATATAGACGTACCTTATTCGTCAACATCTTGAAACGGGGACGAGATATATGTTGACAAGAGACCGTTTCAAAAATTGTGTAAACCTCCAAGTTGATGTAGAATGACTACAACGATTTGGAGGTTTACTTATGCCAAAACGAAACGAGAGTCCTGAAAAAACGGCTCGCAGAGCAAAGATCCGGGAATTTCTCAAGGACAATCCTCTCAAGGACGGAAACGACATCAACGCCCTGATGCGGGACCTGATGGCGGAGATCCTGGAGGGCTCCCTGGATGCTGAACTGGAGGAGGAACTCGGATACAGCCGCTACGACTACAAAAACAAGGAGACCGAGAATAGTCGAAACGGCTTCACTCCGAAAACTCTGCGCACCAGTTACGGAGATCTACCCATTGATGTGCCCCGGGATCGGGCCGGTGATTTCGAACCGCAGTTGGTCAAGAAACACCAGAAAAATCTGACCCAGGACATCGAAGACAAGATCATCTCCATGTACGCCAAGGGCATGACTACCAACGACATCGAGACCCACATCAGGGACCTGTACGATGT